AAGATTATTGTAAATGATATTTTAGAGTGTCAGTACCTTTATATTAATGCTTCAGATGAAAACGGCATTGATACAATCAGAAACAAGGTAATGAACTTCGCACAAACCATGAGTATTGATGGTAAGATTAAAGTTATTATTCTTGATGAGTGCGATGGGTTATCAATTGATGCACAACGTGCCCTTAGAAACACGATGGAAGAGTTTGCCGGTATTACTCGGTTTATTCTCACAGCGAATTACAAATATAAAATTATTCCAGCACTGCAGAGTAGGTGTCAGAGCTTTGATCTTACCCCGCCCTTGGATTTAGCAGTTAAAAGGTGTGCTAGTATATTAAAGCAGGAAAATATAACAATACCTGATGATCAAAGAGTTAAGCTTGTAGAGTTTATTAAAGGCACATACCCTGATCTTCGTAAGTGTATTAATGAATTGCAGAAATTCTCTTCTTCTGGTATTCTTGTATTAAATGATACAAAGAATAACAAAGTGCTCGATCTTATCTTTAAGGAAGTAAAGAAGAAGAATGTTGAAACCCTCAGGAAGGCATTAATTGAGAGTGAACATACATTTAACTCTGACTATACCTCACTTCTTCGTAATCTATTTAACCATGTAGACGAAACCGAGACAAATCCTGATTTAAAGCGCTTTTATCTTCTTACGATATCTGAGTTTCTTTACAGGGATTCCTTTGTTATTGATAAGGAGATCAATTGCTATGCTTGTTTAATTCAGCTATCTGAAATTAAGCTTTAGGAAGATACTTCGCTGTATATGCAGCAGGATCCTTATCAATATAATTCTTACCTGAAGGAATAGCAGTATTAGCGTTCTTAAGTTTAGACTCTGTAGGTGCTAATTTATTACCACCGAGATCAGCTGTACGAGTACGAGCCGGTGAATAAAAAGGAATTTCTTCAGCTTCGTCCTTAACTTCAACAGGCTTAATCTTAATTTTATTGTCGTACTTGTTTCTATCAGGTATTTCTTCAAGATTTGGAACAGTGTCAATCTTATCAAGCATACCAACATGAACAACAGCATGCTTTATAATTCTACCACCACCTTCATCGAGACCAACCTCTACTGTAAAATCAGGACCTGTATCATCAGGATTACCAGTACCCATAACAGCAGGATATTTGTTAATAACGTTTGAAACTCTAAGAGTGCGCCCATCTTTAATTAAGTCCTTAATATTCTCAACAAGATCATCGGCTTGTGTTTTAATAAAATCGTGCTTTAATGCATTGGCCTTGAATTTAACAATATCACCCTGAAGAAAGCCACCGTGATTAAAACGAGTTAACCAGCTTTCGTAAAGTTTTAAGAAACGCTTATTCATGTAATATTATTTATTGTCCAAGGTGCAATAAACCAATCATTGAAACCTTTTAAACCATATAAATATATATGTGGCGTCTATTAAATTAAACTCATTAATACAAAAACCTACAAAATCTAATGCAGGTTATACGTATAATGATCTACACCTAGATTTTACACCTGTATTTTATAGCTCTTCATATGGAGCTTATACACAAAATAATCAATTATTACATCCACAGGAAATTATTGATGTTGTAGCTGATTATGATCTTGGAGCTATAGCTAATTCTATTAGAAATATTTTCTCTACAATCCCTGGTCAAAAAATTCTCAATCCATTATTTGGGTTAAATTTAGTTCAGTATGTTTTTGAAGCATGTACAGAGGAAATGGCAGGTGTCATTGGTAACGAAATTGTAAGCGGGATTACAACATTTGAGCCTAGGGTATCATTAACAAATGTTACGGTTATCGCACAACCCGATCAACAAGAATACGATATTACCATTTCTTTCAATGTACCAGCTATCGGTACAACTAGCTTCTCCCTAAATGGTACATTAAGTACTTCTGGGTTTAACTACACAACCTCACAACAATAACCATGGCATCTCCTAATAATAATCAGTTTAACGATTTTAATTTACCTATCAATGGCTATGCAGCATTCGATGCTCTGAGCTTAAAGAACCTTATTATTACAAGGCTTAACTCGACTAATGCATATACCGATCAGCGGTATGAAGGTAGTAATCTATCTGCTATCATTGACATTATTGCTTATGCCTACCATGTACTGTTATTTTATTTGAATCGTACAAGCGCTGAAAGCACCTTTACTACCGCTGAGCTGTATGAAAATGTAAACAAGATTGTTAAACTCATTGACTACAAACCGATTGGATATCAAACAGCTGTTTTACCGTTCCAAGCAACAGCTACACCAAATTTTTCTGATGGTACCTATACTATACCCCGCTATGCCTACTTCAACATCGGTAATATCACATATTCGTTTAATACCGACGCAACCTTTACATACATCAACAGTAAAAGTAATGCATCCGTTATAACCGGCTTACAGGATAGCACACTCCTTTATCAAGGTGTATATACAGAGTACCCAACATATAACGCTACAGGGGCCCCGTTTGAAGCACTAACACTAACAGTTGTTGATCCTAATAACAACAATATTATTATTGATCACTTTAATATCGACGTGTATGTAAAGGATAGCGTTGACCCGAATGCTAAATGGGTTCAATGGAGTCCAACACATTCACTATTTCTTGAACAATCTAATGCAACAAAATACGAAATACGTCTAAATGAAAACGGACGTTACGAGATTAAATTCGGTAATAATGTTACCGGTCAGCAACTTAATCCAAATACGCAAGTTGCTGTATACTACTTACAGTCACTGGGTACAAAAGGCCAAATCGGTCCTAATACACTAAACAGCAATCAATTATTCTATTTCAATACAGCAAGATATAATAGTATTACAAACGATGTCATTTCATCAAACTTAACAAAGATCACACCACAGCAATCGGCCAATATTATATTTTCTAATACTGATCCATCAACTAATTTCGTTGCAGCTGAAAACGCCGATAGCATAAGAATAAACGCACCTAATACATTTAGAAGTCAGTATAGGCTCATTACACCAGACGACTTTACAAACTATATTAATAAGAACTATAGTAATATAATTGTTTCAACGCAAACTGTTAGTAATTGGGATTATATCTCCGGTCATTTAAAATATTATTTTGATCTCGGAGTGTCAATGCCCAGTACGCAATCTCGCGTATTATACAATCAAGTCAAATTTGCTGATTCAACAAATTTTAATAACGTGTATATCTACGCTGTACCTAAGCTTACTAAAATTTCATCTACATCTACACGTGTTAACTACCTTAATAACGCACAAAAGCAACTTATTATTAATGATCTTCAAGACGTTAAACTAACTACAGCTGAGATCATTGTAAACGATCCAGTCTATGTAGAAGTAAGTCTTGGCGCTATCGTACCAGGCGTTAAACTTACGCCTAATCTCGGTAATAGCACAAAACTTGTTATAACTCGTAATATTAATTCGAGCACTTCGACATCTTCTATACAAAATCAAGTAACGAGTATTTTTCAAAACTATTTCTCTACAACTAATAACAATCTCGGTCTCTTTATTGATATCAATACAGGATTAACAAATAAAATTCTCGCTATTGATGGTGTAATTAGTGTTACAACACAATATACAGACGCCAATGGTGATATATACACAACCCCCGGGGTAAGCTTATTAATATATAACCCCGTGTATCCTTATAACGATATTCATGTATACACACAAAACGTACCATTACCATATTTTAAATTTCCATATCTTAAGGATGCGTTTAATTTTAATAATAGCATTGACGTGGTTACACCTTCAATTCAGTCATTGATCTAATATACTATATAATGTCAACATCAAGTCTTAATTATACATACATATATTTTAACACACTTGATTACACAAACAATAGTGTGTTATCATCATATACTCTTAGTAAGACACCGCTCAAATTTGTTCCTGATTTTACGACATCTAGCATACTCTCAGGCGTACAAAACATATCTAGCAAAACCCTACGATGGGAGTTCGGTGATGGCTCGTTTTCAACAGACTTAAGCCCATCACATGTTTATGAATGGCCAGGTGAATACAATGTCTCCTTAACCGTGTATGATGGTAGCGGCAATGCTTACGACAGTACTTTCACCACAACGGTACAAATTTTTGATTATATCGCAAATCAAATTTCATTCGCTGACTATAAGAGCTTAATATACGATATTCCCGCCGGTAAGTTAATTGACCCACTTACTGTGTATACGTACTTTAGCTGGCAAAGCTATCAGGCACTAAGTGCCATAGGATACACGATTAATCTCTATGCTTCAGGTGCACGCGGTGATTATAATTATGTTGCTAAAGAACAAAATGATAAGTGGTCGCATCTTCGAAGCTTAAGTCGATTCTACACCCTATCATCAATAAACGGTTTTACAGATTATATTACCATAGAAAGCATCCAGCCTACGATTACGCCTATCTATGTTAATATACAAAACAATCAATTACTTCCCTGTCGAGCAACTGATCCTGGTAGTGTTATAGCTGGTATAACTGGGTCCTGTCAATTTTGGTATACCGACGACAGGCCTGGAAATTTATTAACCGAAAGTAGTCCTATTATAATTTTTGCGAGTATTGATAATTCTAAATTTAAAGATGCATTTACTCAGCGAACAAACGCTTTCGACTACATTAGCTATCCTCCATATGGTTATCAGAATATAGATCCGGCTGTATTTCCTGATGTTAAAACAAGATACAACCCAGCCGATCATCTCTCTATTACTACTACTGGTATTGACGGCGACGGTACACCGGTGGATCATACTTTTGATATTCCATATATTAGCTGGCAGAATACTGAAATTCCTTATGTAATTAAGTTTAAGGATAATCAAGATTTTGCTACTAAAAATTATCCACCTCTATCATCTTCAATTACACAAAATACATCGATTAAACCTCAACCTCTTTACGATGTACAGACAGGTATTATATATAATACTGATGATGGCAGCTATACAGTTCTTGACGGTGTAACATTTTATGAAGATTTTGCACCTCAAGCACCGCAATCAATCGGAGCCTTTTATAAGGGATATTTTATCGCTTCACAAAGCACGGAAAATTGCTATCTAACAGCTGCCGTTAATATAATTGACCCACCATACTATCGTAAAGATGCGCTCATTAACTGGATCGCTGTGCCTCAATATAATTCAGCACTACGAATCCTACGACAAGAGAATATTAATGGATTTGATAATAGCTTAACAATTACATTTAACAATACATCATATTTTAAAATTAATTCTAACAATACGTACGCTATTACTGTTGCCCCATCCGGGGTAAACGCAGATAACGATTACAATACCTGGTTTGCTGATCCAGTTGGTGATCAATTAATACAATACGACATATACGGTAACCTATTACAGACCTATCAGCTATCTGCAATGGTTACCCTTGTTAATAATCAAACATCAATTGTTGACTACCGTTATAAAAGTACCCTTACAAACGACCTCACAGCTGCGACGCCAAATGATATCGCTCTCGACGGTAGCAACAATCTCTGGGTTACATTATTTGATAGCGGATCGGCAATTAAAATAGATAATAGTACAGGATACGTAACCGCTGTTGCAGCTCCTAGCGGCGTAACAAATTACTTTTATACTTTGAGCTCTAATTACAATAGTTTAAGTGGTTTCGCTGGTGAGAGTTTATTATTACCTGCATCGATCGATACAGATTTAGATAATAATGTGTGGATTGCTTATACCCACCCTGATTTTAGTGCGCTGGTAAAATATCGAGGCACAAATAATTTTACTACTGCCGCCGAGACCCTTCTTACAATACCTTTTCCAAGCGGTATCTCACCTGAACAGGTACAAATTGATAGGAACGGCTATGTATGGGCGACAGCTATCAATCATAACAATAGCGGTGTTGGATTCAGTAATCGTAACGATTATCTTTATAAGTTTGATGGTGGTGGTAATTTAATACCAGGATATCCATTAAGTGGATTCCAACAAATTGGTAATTTAACAATCGACGGCAGTCAGAATGCTTGGGTTATTCAGGGAGCCGAAACTCTTACAAAAGTTGACGGTGTATCAGGTATTACTGCTAATTATGTAGCAGGTCTTGGTAATAATAAAACCGAATATATCTGCAGTATCGGTGGTATAGCTTGTGATACCTCAAATAATATCTGGGTAATTAATAATTTTGATAAAAATCTTTATGTACTTGATGCAAATCTAATCACAACAGGAGTTTTAAATCCAAAATATACGTTACCACTAACTTTTCCTACCACCGGCTTACCTGCCTTAAGCAGCTACACGACACCGATTACAGTCCTAGATCAACAATACAGCGATGGATTGCAAGAGTTTCAAGCATATGGAGATTGGAATGGGTATAATTGGTTAAACAAATACGCATCACCTATTAGTACAATTCGTACTATCACCGGTTCTTCAGCTCTGTTTAACATCTACTCAGATGCCGGACAATTTAATATTGCTAAAATTAATGAAAATTGGAATGCATCAGGATATTATGATTCTCTGCGATTCCAGGAGACGCTTCTTGATAAACAAGTCTTTTTTGATCAATTTCTAGGCGTTATTCTCGGTGGATTAAACGCTCAGCCCTACGAACTCGGCAAAACAGTATACGAAAAAATTGCAAACTTTGTCGATAATAACGCAGATATCGACAAAGTTAATGTTAACGAGTTATTGTCATTCTGTAGAGAGCTTTCTATAGAATTCGATCAGTATAATATTATATTCCCTCCACAGCTCCGCCGTATAGTCGACATATTATCTATTAAGCAGAGTAAATTGTGGGGTATTCAAAACAAATACAATACAAACTTCGATCCACGTGGAACGCAATTTCCAAATAATACCTATGGAACTAACCTAAGCTCTATCATTGATCCACTTACCGGTACATTTACAAATGGTATACCTATTGTAGCTCAAGAAACGTTTTCCGGTAGCTATAAACTTGTTAATACTAATATTATTCCTGATTACGATGCTAATGATACCATAGTTCTTTCCGCATACTCACCTAACTGGGGATGGGGATTAGTAGCACCTGATATCTCTGGATCACAAATCAGTAATTATTATAATTTCTATAACTACAACCCCGCTTACAACGATACATATTGCGATAACATCATAGATTGGACCAACCCATACACAACACTATTACCAACTAATAGTGCTTATGTAGATTGGAGTCAGGATAACGGTATCATGCAAAGCTTACTTAGCTATGAATTAACAAAAGGATTTAAGCTATTTACTTCGACTGCGCATATTACGTACAACAGCTAAAATAGCTAAATATTTCCATGGCAGAGACTCTACAATTTATAGATGAAAGACTCAGTAATTCAATAACTGCTGTTATCCCACCTGTAGATCCCGTCGATCGCCTTAATCCATTAACGTTTACAGATTGGCTTTCATATAATACACAATTATTCACAACAACCAGTGAATTTTTAAATAGATATCAATCTTATCTTATTAATTGGTATACAGCTAAAGGAATATCCAAGACACAAGCGTCTTCAAATATTCAATCTTACTATACGAATTTAATAAACGAAATTGTAATTAACTATACATCAGATGACGAACAGCGTTATTTACAAAATATTGATACATCAAACTCTCGTGATTTAGCTATTGTAGTGCCGTTTTTCTCTCAGAAAATTAAAGAAATTTGTTTGTATTATTGTGGCTTACGAGATGAAGTCAAGACAGCTACTACTCAATATAACTTAAAAGGCTCAAATACCGGTATAGAAAATCTTCTATACGTCAATATTATCAAAGCTCTACAGTCACAGAATGCAGGAAAACAACTTGCAACCTTAGGACTTTCTCTTTCTGGTATTAGTAATAGTATCGTAATTGACGTCGAAGATCTATACGATACATATACTGATTACTACGACATTAGCCCATCGCTACCAGCATCTGCATATAACGTTACCTCTGGTCAGCGAAACGACTATTTTAGTCTCGAGCAAACCGATATTGATCCATATTTGTTTATTAATATCAATCAAAGCATTCTCAAGGCTATATTAGCATATCCATTCTATGCACTTGAATTTGGCACAAATAATTTTACTGTCGATCCATTAGTTAACTCAAGTCAATTAAACTTACTCAAGGACAGTGACTATACATCTACAGTTAATAACGGCGATGTAAATAACCTTAATCTACAGATTCAGAGTCAAGAAGTAACCAAATACATTGGAGCAGATTTTTATTATATTGCTACCACAAGCACTCAAACTGCCTATACCTCAGGATTGCTTTTTGAAGCAGATAGTGAATTTGCAAACGTTTTAAATAAACGATACCCAACAATCGCAGCTGTACCGAGTGAGGAATTTTTAAAAACTGGAAAAGAAGTCGGCTTATTTTTTAAGCCTGACAAAATTGGCTTAACAAATTTCACCAATTTTAATTTTACATATTTTATAGACCTTACCAAACTACAACCAAATTCAGTATATTATTTTCCCGACCCGTCAAAATACGGTAATGTATCCGGAAACTCAAAACTTAACTTCGAATCACCAATAGCATTTTTTGAAAATAATTACTTTAATAAGATTGATTACTCCAATCAATACAAATTTGGCGATGTTGCGAGCGATCCCTATTATCAGACATACCGCGCTTATCAATCTCGAGAGCAAACATTAAATAGATCTAATTTTGGGCTACAGCGTTATACCGATTCTCAAGATTTCTTCGCCGGTGATTTGAGTACAATTTGGAAAAACGTCGACGTCTACCCTATTACACCGTACGGTGAATACCCTATCGCTGATAAAACAGAAGCACTTCTTCCAATTAATAAAACACTCGTACAATTCAAAAGCGACGTATATGGCAACCAATACGGGCTCTATAAATCAGCAGTTAATAAACAATTTGCCTCTGTTTCAAATATAATAATAATTAACGATTATATTTTTGACGGATACGTTTTTGATATAAACTATGACAGTAACGGTGTGGATCAAAGCTGGCCGGGCTGGAATGTTGCTGTTACAAATGTAACAACGTCGACGTATACACCTATTGGATCTACGCTAAACTATTCTGGTATTACGCTTAGAACAAGTATAAATGAGATTTATATCGATAGTAATACGCCACAATATGGTACCAGAACGTTACCAAATAGCATCTCTATAGCTCTTACAGGTGACTCACCAATCGCCAGACCAAATACATATATCGATGATGGCGCTACATTTAACGACGGTGGCGATCCATACATTATAGAGTCATATGATTTTACGACAAGCGATACCGTTTATGGCTTTGTACCTCCTACGACTTATACATGCTATACCCGAGACGCTGAAACATTTACTCGATCTGATAACTCTTTTCTCCCTGATCTACCGAGCGACCTGCCAACCTATACCCCTCTAACAGCATCCTTATATTATAATGGATTAGCAGATGGTGCACCACAACCAAGCGGTCCAAACGGCGTTGCAACCTTTGTAAATCAAGCGCAGTTTTTCGCTGACAATATTAATAATATTTTTATTACAGAGGTTTACGACGGTAGCGTTTTCTATGATTATAATATCAATTCTGCTCCCTGTGATAGTATATCATTTACATATTCATACAACGAGCCTGCAAATTTCTCGGATACCAGACTACCTAACACAAATACAACCTTAGATTATTCATTAACAGGTATCGGTGTCACAAAAAACTCTCTATACTATACACGTAATATAGAGTATGGTGATTTTTACTTTAGAAACGCAAGCGACACAGTCATTGGACCGGTATCATCGTGCTTAAGTGCAATTCTTGTTAACTACACAGTAGACATACAAAACGAAATTTCAAATAATGTCATTAATTTTGATTTATACTACGATATGCTACAAATTGAGACAGAAAACTATTTAATATTTAACAAGCTCATCTACGACTACGATATCAATCAAATACAAAGCACCACCGCACCCTACACAGCATTATATCGCGGCAGTAATTCAGAACTCGAGAAATTCTCTACTGTATGGTTTGATGAAAAACAAAACATGCTCATGGTAGCTAAGACTACACTACACCACGAGTTAAGCGCTACAAATTACAAAGCGATATACCCGACTATCTACACAGTAGATTTAGTTAGCGGTAAGTCGCAGCAAATCTATCCAATAAAGCCTGCTAATACTCTCGTCTTTGCTGAACTTAGTGCTTTCTCTCTCTTCGGTAAGGAGATCGAGCTTGATATTGTACGTGTCGAGAAACCCACACTTAATTACAGTAATGATACGGATTTTTATACACTATCGTATCTTGGCAAGGATACAGCAAATTGCTTTTATATTGTAACAATTCGCTTCCAATATATTCAAAACACAGTACAGAATTTTTCATGTACGCTTCATAAACCCGCTACAGATGTGTATAATATCACTTTTGCAAATAAGCTTCCTTATGGAGCAGGCGGAACAGCAGGTATTCATGGTCCGTACTTTGACACGTATACTGTTGCAGGCTCGTCAACAGGTCGTATCACAAGCGATGGTACCGCGTTTATTTGGGGATACGATATTTTTGCTTAATTAAGCGTAAGAAGGTATTTCAAGCGATTAAGCTCACCAAGCATTGAATCACGAATATTGAGAAGATCGGTATCGTTAACAGAGTCGACTTCATCAGTAATACTAATAAGATAGGCGATAAAACTATTAATAACTTCAAGATAATCGCTCCCAAGGTTATCTAATTCAATACTATAACTAGTAGCAGCTTTAGAGCGACCGTACTTACCCATAAAAACCTCAACAAACTCATCGATAAAACCATCGAGATTCTCATAAGCCTTTCCAAAAGCCTTGTGCTGGGCGTAACTAGAGGTCTGCCAATGAAAAATTCTTAGCTGATTTTGAATCTTGAGGAAAGGAGTTAATAATTTCATTATTTTAATTATTTATTATCGAACACCGAAGGCGTTACACAATAAAGT